GGCCCAAGCGGACTCGTCGTTCGGGGACACCTCGAGGGGCTGAACGACGAAGAGCAGACCGTAGAGGAGGGCGCCGACGGACATCATGAACGTGAGTCCGAGGCAGATGCCGATCGCGAGGATGAGCCGGGCTTTGATCTCGCTGTTGGTGTAGCGCTTCATGGGGTGGTGGCTCCTGTGTGGGTGTCGCACCGGGGTGCGGTCGGGAGGGTCTGGCAGTTGTCGCGGGTGCGATCGGAGCATCCGGCGACGATCCAGATCGCGACGGCACCGAGCAGGGCGACGAGGACAGCGGCGGATCTCATGGGAGCGGGTGGTTGCTGTTGTAGACACCCTCGGCGACCCATGCTTCGTATTCTTCGTCGGTCATGAGTCGTTCGGTGTCGTCGACTTGGATGTACACCGAGTCTTGGGGGTACAGGGTCTTGTATTCTTCGGGGGTCATGAGATTCCGTTCTTGTAGCCGTAGACGCGAATGGTGCCGCCGGTAATCGTGCCAGTGCTCACCGTAATCTTGAATCGGTCATAACTTGTCGCAACTTGATGCGCTCCGAATACGCCGATGCCGATCAAGTCGGTTCGCTGTTGATAGATGGGGCCGCTGAAGGTCGTGAAGTCTGCTGAGTATGGCTGGAATACTTCTAGGAAGCCGACGTGTTTAGTTGAACTTGATGGGGTGCTAGACATGAAGAAGTTGGTGCCGTTGGCACTGAAGCCAGATACGAATGCGCTCGCACTCGTGACGTAAGGGCTGATTCGGTAATACCCGGTGGTTGAATAGCCGCCACTGTTGCCAAGTTGTATTGTCCAATCGTTACCAGTGGAACAACTGATTCCCGACCACATGATTCGATAGTTGTCGTAGGTGCTTGAGAAGGCTCCAGTCACTTCTACCGTGGCGACGGCTGAGCCGACGGTCTGCGTCTTGACCAGCCACAAGCCGACAGCATTCATGTCCGCCGCCGTCAGAATGTCGCCGCTAGTGAATGAGGGGTAAGTCATGGGGTCACCATCCGAGTCGGTTTGTGTTGAGAATACCGAACGTCGACGAGTTCAGGGTGAACAGGTCGTAGATGACGGTCGGCGAGAGGTACAGGGTGAAGTTAGTTTCCTTGGTGGATGTCGCTGAGATTGACGCTCCCTCGATCACGAACGTGGTCGTCGTCGAGGTGCCACCGGGCGGCGTGTAAGTGATTTTCGTGGTTTCGCCCGCCATCGTCTGAAGTTCGTTCAGGAAGTCAGTGATGTAGAGGTCGCCGTTCTGCTTGCCGTTGAATTGGATGTCGACGTAGAGGGCCTCTTGGGCGAACACGGCGGCGAACCAGTCGGTCTGGGCTTGCTGTTGGGCGAGATTGTTGAACAGGACTTGCCGGTTGTAGTTGCGCTCGTAGTTGGACGGGCTGAACGCTTGGGTCGTTCCGACAGTCGTCGAGGTGAGGTTCACGACGTTCGGATAGTTGGCGTTCGGATACTTGCGGGTGAGGCCGTAGTAGACGAGGCCGGTTGATTGGTTCCCGGTGAAGTTGAACGGGGCGGCGCTCGGCGCTTTGGAGGTTCGGAACTCGATGGTCGCGCCGTCAAAGTAGTAGGTGGAGTTTTCGGTGAGGAGGAGGTCGACGATGCGCGGGCCGATGGTGGTCGGGTCGAAGGCGTCGGAGACGATCGCTCGTCCGTCGTATTCGACCGGCGGAGGGTACGGCGGGACGAACGGATACACCTCGTTCGCGAGCTTGACGGCCTGCCGGATCGCGTTGTTGGTGCCGATGATCGGGTCGTCGTTCACGTAGAACAGGGACAACATTCCGAGGGCGTCGACGCCGGTGATCGTGGCGGTGCTTCCGTTGGCGGCGATCTCATCTTGGAAGGTGACCTCGACGACGTAGAAGTAGAGGGGCGCCGTCGCGTAGTTGCTTCCGATGATGATCTGGTCGCCTTCGCTGATGTTGGCGGCCTGTCCGGTGTTGTTACGGACGGTGAGCGTACAGTTGTTACCGGTCGGCGTGTCGAAGTATGAGGCGCGTCCAATGGAGAACGACAGCGATTGGGTGATCGACGTGAACGACGTGCCACCGATCGAGACGGTCCAGTTAATGTCCGCCACGGTTATCCGATCGCGTTCGCTGGAAGCCGGTTATTGAGTCGGACGTATTGCTGGAGGGCGGCAACCACGGCGTTCGGGTCGGCGGACGTGACGGTCACGTTGATCGTTGTGCCGCCTCCCATGAGCCCGCCACGATCGAGCGGGATGACGGCCTCTGGGCCCGCTTCGCCGATCATCGCCAAAGTGGGTCCGGTGACGATGCCGCCATCACCCAGGATCGGAATGTCGGGGACATCAAAACCCTTCCCACCGATGAGGGGAACCCAGCCTGGAACCTTGAATGAGAGGGCGCCGACGGTGCTGTTCCACAGCTTCGCGACGCCATTGAAGACGGTCTTGAATGCGCTGTAGAGGGCGTCGATGTACTTACGGACGTTGGTGTACCAGACGCCGACTGCACTGCCGATTGCGTCGAATACGGTGGTGGCGATGCTCTTGAAGCCGTTGAACACGACTTGGACGTAGGCCCACCAGATCTCGAACGCTTTCTTGATGCCGTCAATGGCGCGGCCGAAGATGTCGAACTTGGCTTGGAGGGCGACGAGGGCGGCGATGACGGCGAGGATGACGGCGGCGCCGGTGGCGACCCATAGCGCCGAGAAGGTGGTGGCGAGCGCGGTGTTGAGGGCGGCCGTGACGGCTTGGATTGTGTTGTAGACGGCGAGCCCGGCGTTGAGGGCGAGGATGCTGGCCGCAAGGGTGCCGACGACGACGCCGATGGTCACGATGAGGCCGGTGTTCTCGCGGACGAAGTTGCCCATCGCTTGCAGTCGCGGGAGGAGCTTCTCGAGGATTGGGAGCAGGGCGGCGCCGATGCTTTCCTTGGTTTCGTTGAGGGCGATGGACAGGCTCTTGAACTTGCCTTGGGCTGTGCCCGCTTGCTTGGAGGCTTGGTTCTGGAATGTCTTGGCGAGGTTGCCGAACAGGATGTCGGCGTCGCCGCCCTTCGCGATGATCCCAGCAAGCTGTGGGTCCAATGCCTTGAGGGCCTTGAAGTTTCCGTTGTACGCCTTGGAGAGGGCGTCGGACACGGTGGCAAGATCCTTCCCGGTGCCGGCCGAGATGTCGAGCGCGAGACCGAGCAGATCTTGGGCTTCGGCGACGTTCCCGGTGCCTCGGACGAGTGAGTCGAGTGCCGGGCGGAGATCGTCGTCGGCGACGGCGGCCGCGATGGAGGTCTTGGTGATGAAGTCCTCGACGGACGCGACTTGGGCGTCGGTGGCGCCGGTGACGTTCTGGAGGGTGGTGGCGAGTTTCTGGGCGGCGGCATCATCCTCGGCGAATGCCTTGACGGCGTCGACGGCGACCACGGTGAGTCCGGCGAGCGCGGCGGCGGCTGGTAGGGCTGCTTTCTTGATGGCGAACGATGCTTTGGCTCCGGCGCCCTCGAGCTTCTTGAAGTCGGCGATCGCTTTGTTGATGCCTGCCGGGTTCCATTCGGAGACGAGGGGTAGGGAGATGGCCACTAGCTGAAGTCCTTCTGCGCGTCGGCCATCACCTTGTCGATGATGGGCTTGAGGGCGTGCTCGGCTTGCCGTTGCAGGGTTTCAATGTCGCGCCACATGAACCGGGAGGCGGTTCCTAGTTGTGTGTCGAGCTCGGTGGCGAAGTTGGGGCGACGGCGCTCTTGGGGTGCTCGAGATTGGGTGCCGCCGGCTCGGCCGGCCATGTCGGCGATGGCTACCGGGGCGCCCTTGGTGGTGACGCGGACGACGGCCAGATCCTCGAAGTTGGGGCGTCCTGCGCGTCGGCGTGGTTTGCGTGTGTTGAGATTGATGACGACTTTCTTGACGTTGCTCCATCCGGTGCGCCCATTGTTGCGGAACCCTGATAGCGGCGGGGCGGTTGGGATTCGGGCGTTGATTGTGGTGACCAACGGTTCGGCGGCTTTGCGGATGTCCTTGAGGACGGCTCGACGGAGTGCCGGGTCAATCCTCTGCATCTTCTTGAGGGCGTCTTGGAGGCCGTAGGTGTCGAGCTGAACGCTTGCGCTCACTTGTGGCCTCCTTGTCTGTCTTGGTTAATGGCCTCGACGACTGTGGCCAGATCGTCTAGGTCGAATGGGATGTCTGGAGGCCAGAACCCGGTGGCCGCTAGCACTTGGGCTAGTTGCCGTCGGTAGCCCCCTCGGTAGGGTTTGTGTTCTCAGTCTCCACGACCTCAAGCGTGACGAGCCGCTTGATGAAGTCGTCGAACATGGCCGGGATGGTGATGCCGGCCTGCTTGCTCGCCTCGTAGGCCATGAACGCAAGGTCCTCCATGCCGATCCCGGACGACTGGATGTCGGACGCCTTGCGCTTGAACTTGCGTTCCCAAGTGACGATCACGTACAGGTTTGTCGTGACCTGATACTCGCCTTGTCCTTGGTCTACCTTGAGTGTGAGCTTCATCGGGATCCTCCGTCGGTGGTTGTTGACTGGAGGGTACTAGATCAGGGTGCCGTGATGTCGCGTGCCGCGGATCCGCCCTTGAATACCGCCTCCACGACCGAGAGCTCGCCGACCGCGCTGTTGATCGGGGTGATCTTCTCGAGGTAGCAGTTCGTGATGGTGTACTCGGGGTTCGAGGCGGACTCGGTGGTGCCGGACGGCGAGATGACGAGCGTCGAGGCGGTTCCCCACGCCGAGTAGAGGATCGCTTCGACTTCACCGGCGCCGTAGCTGTTGAACAGGGTGAGGGTCACCTCGTTGTTCTCAAGGCCGGAGGTGAACACTCGGGCGGTGCCGCCGAACGCGGTGGTCTCGAGCGCTTCCTTGGTGAGGCTGATCTCGCACTTGGAGCAGTTGTCGGTGAGGTCGGTGGTGGTGGCTCCGACGGTCAGGTTGATCGTCGCGTTGCCGAGGAATGTGGTGGTGGCCATGTTGGTCTGCTTTCTGGGTTAGGAGCGGCGTGCGCTCATTCTCACTGTGAGGTCGTATGCCGGGAGCTCTTGGGTGCCGACGACTGCCACGGTGGGCTGGCCGGAGGCGAACACGACGCCGGAGTTGAGGATCGTGTCCACGGTGGTCAGGATCCAGTCGGTCGAGTCTTGGTTGCCGGGTGGTGCTCCCAAGATTCGGATCGTGAACGTGAGGTCGGCGACGGCGTTGACGATCCCGGCGTTGAAGTTGGTGAATGACGGGGGCTCGACGAACACGGTGAGCGGTCGAGCGTTGCGAGGGTCTTGCACGACGGCCAAGCCGAGGTTTGTGAGCGCGTTGACGAGTGCCGTAGTGGCCTCCACGAAGATCCCAGAACCGGCCACACTATGCCACCTGACTGCGACGGACGCCGAGGAGTTGCTTGATGCGTCCCATGGTGAGGCCGGTCGGCTGGTTGATGGCCATGTCGGAGAACGATGCGAACGAGTCGACGGAGCCGCGCTCGCGGTACAGGCTGGCCGCGTAGAGCGTGGTGCCCAGCGTGACGTCGGCGCTCGGGCTGGTGCCCGGTGCGTCGTGGTATCCAGCCTGCTGGCGGGCCCGGAAGCAGTAGGCGTTCGCCGCTGAGACACACGTGGCGATGTAGGCGGTGTCGTTGGCGGTGGCGGCCGAGATGCCGAGGAACTCGGTGACGTTCGCCGACGTTGTCCATGTGCA